TAGAGCTTTAATAATTAGACGTTCTATGCCAGAGCTTAGAGAACTAATTGATAAAAGCAGAGAGTTATATCCAAAAGCTTTTCCGGGATGTAAATATCGTGAAGTAGAAAAGCTTTGGAACTTTCCAAGTGGAGCTAAAATAGAGTTTGGCTTCTTGGAGCGAGATGCAGATGTATATCGTTATCAAGGACAAGCTTATAGTTGGATAGGGTTCGATGAGATTACTCATCTACCAACAGAGTTTGCTTGGAACTATTTAGCATCTAGATTAAGGACAACAGACTCAAATATAGTTCCTTACATGAGATGCACAGCTAACCCCGGAGGTGTTGGAGCTTCTTGGGTTAAGAAAAGATATATTGATCCAGTTCCACCAAATGAGTCTTTTTTAGGTGAAGATGGGTTAACAAGAAAGTTTATACCTGCTAGACTACAGGATAATCCATATCTAGCCACAGATGGTAGATATGAGACAATGCTAAAGGCATTGCCGCCAACACAGCGGAAACAACTGCTAGAAGGTAATTGGGATGTTTCAGAGGGTGCGGCTTTCGTGGAGTTTTCTCCAGTACTTCACGTAATCCCACCTTTTGAAATTCCCATAAATTGGGAGCGAGTCAAAGGTATTGACTATGGATATGCTTCTGAAAGTGCATGTGTTTGGGGTGCAATAGATCCTGAAGACGGCACTCTAGTAATTTATAGAGAGTTATATCGTAAAGGATTACTAGGAACTGAGTTAGCAGAAATGTTAACTTCAATGGAAGTAGAAGATCCCTTTTCTGTTCAAGGAGTTTTAGATACTGCTTGTTGGAATAGAACAGGGACTACAGGCCCAACAGTAGGTGAAACGCTTTTACGAGCAGGTCATAAACTTAGAAGGGCTGATAAAAATAGGGTACAGGGAAAAATACAAGTTCACGAATACTTGAAAGTTACTCAAAGCGGAAGGCCACGATTGCAAATATTTAATACTTGCCCACATCTGATACGAGAACTTCAAAGTATTCCTCTGGATAAAAACAACCCTGAAGATGTAAATACGAATGCACCAGACCATGCGTATGATGCGTTGCGTTATTTAATTATGTCTAGGCCAAAAATTAATGATCCATTGAATCGGATGCGACAAATACAAAGAGAGCAAGTATTTAGACCAGTTGATTCAGTATTTGGATATTAAACAGGAAAAGCTGAATGGCAGAAGATAATTTTTTTCAAAATGCAGATGGTATTTATTTTTCTGAAATAGAGGGTGAACAAGGTTTAAATTTAGATTTAGAACCACATTTAAAATCTAAATTTGTAGGATTAGTAGAAGACCGTTTTGCAAATGCAGAAACAGCTAGAGAGTCCGATGAAAGACGTTGGATGCAAGCTTATCATAACTTCCGTGGCTTATACCCAAAACATGTTAAGTTCCGAGAATCTGAAAAATCTAAAGTATTTATCAAAGTAACAAAAACAAAAGTATTAGCGGCATTCGGTCAGCTAGTAGATGTTATTTTTGGTACAGGTAAGTTTCCAGTAGGTGTAAGAGAAACTAAAGTTCCTGAAGGTGTATCTAAATATGTTAGTTTAGATACTACAACTCCTAGTATAGAAACATCTCAAGCTCCAGAAGAGTTTCAAAGAGATGAAACACCAGAAAACCCATTTGATGTTGGTTACGAAGGCGATGGAAAAGTATTAAAAGCCGGAGCAACCATGTCTGGGTCAGAAGGTCTTTTTGAAAATAAAGTAGAAAACTCCTCACTTAATTTTGTAGATGGTGCTTCACCAGATCCAAAAGTATTAGAAATGTCTCCTGCTAAAGAAGCGGCACGAAAAATGCAAGAGCTAATACATGATCAAATAGAAGAATCAAATGGAAGTAGTGAATTAAGAAATGCTCTTTTTGAAGCTACTTTATTTGGTACTGGCATTGTAAAAGGGCCATTTAATTTTAATAAAACTTTAAATAGATGGAGTGTTGATGAAGAGAGTGGTGAAAGAAACTATAGTCCTGTTTCTGTTCGTGTTCCACGTATTGAGTTTGTCAGCATATGGGATTTCTTTCCTGACCCAAACGCCACTACAATAGAAGAGTGTGAATATACTTTTCATAGACACAAATTAAATCGTTCTCAGTTAAGAGCTTTAGCAAAACTTCCGTACTTTAACAAAGACGAGATCCGAGAGTGTTTGGCATTAGGCCCAACATACGAAGAAAAAGATTATGAAACAGAATTAAGAGATGATCAAAGAACAGAGGAATATGGATCTGCAAAGTTTGAGGTTCTAGAATATTGGGGAATTATGGATGCCGAATATGCTAGAGAAGTTGGAATGGAGTTGCCGGAGGAGATAGACGATTTAGATGAAGTACAGGTTAATGCTTGGATTAGTAATGGTAAGCTTTTGCGTGGTGTTGTTAATCCATTTACCCCGCACAGGCTACCCTAT